TCACTTCATCGAGGACCGCCACCGCCGACGCGCGCCGTTTCTTCCAGTTCAGGATCCGCTCGGCGCGGAACGCAACCGAGTTCGTCTGGAACATCGAAACCATGCTCGTCGCGGTCGGCGTCACCGTGTCATTGGTCGGGTTGTCCAACATCTGCAGCGATGCCTCTCGCGACATATCGACACTCACGCCCCCTTCGTCGCCGAAGTAGATGTCGCTGGCGTTCGCCAGAACGACAAAGCCGCCCGCCGAGACCGCCGACAGGTATTCCGAGGTGATCACGGGAATGCCCTGGAACGTGCCGCCGGCCATGGTAATGCCGGGGAATTCGGCTTGGCCAAGCGGGTTCACCATCAGCGAAAGCGCCAGCGCCGTCATCGACGACATGATGTAGACGGCGCTGGTCGGCGGGTTGTTCGCAGCGATGAACGTCCCCCAGAGCGCCCGCAAGTCCTCGCGGATCGCATCGGCATCATTCCCGCTCGACGCAATGGCCGACACACCGTTGGTGATCGACGCCGGGGAAACGCCCGGAGACGCTGGAACGGCCGGGTCGATGAACGTCACGTCGATGGTGGAAATCACGGCGCGGGCAAGGCTGTTCCGCAGCAGCGCGTCGGCAGACGGACTCGATTTCCGCAGCAGTTCCTCAGTGACCACCGAGATTGCCGCCACCTTCAGCTCATCCAGCGTCGTCCGGTCGTAGGCCCCGGCGCTGACCGGCTTCGGCTTGCCTTCCCCGACCCAATAGCCGGTCGGAACGCCCGTTTCCAGGATCAGCGGGGTGCGGAACGGAATGCGCATCAGGCTCGGAATGCCACCGCTGCCGAACTTGCCGATGATGGTCATCGGCTGCAGGTATTCGGCAAAATCGGCATAGACGGCAGTCTCCGCCCCCACCAGGTCGGCCGCCCACGTGCCGGATACCGAGGAACCCGCGACCACGTTGCCTTTCGTGAGCACGCCGACGACGGGGGAATCCTCGCCATAGAGCGCCTTGGCAATCGCCAGCGGCGATTCATGGTCGATGTTGGCGAGCGCCTTGACGCGGGCCAGCCGGGCGAACTCGACGCCGGGCGCGGCCTTGGCGGCCTTGACCTTCACCGGGGCCAGCCCTTCGCGCGATGCCGAACCATCCGCCGACTTCTGACCGGACACCGGCCTGGCGCCAGCGGCCTTGGTTCTCTCCAGGTCGCGAAGGTCGGCCAGCTCGGAGTCGATCTCGGCCACTTCGGCCTTGAGGGTCTGGAATTCCTCCTTTTCCTCGGCCGACTTGCTTTCGCCGCGTTCGACCGCAGCATTCTGCAGCTCTTCCATGCGAGCTTGCGATGCAGCGCGCTTGGCCTCGAAGGCAGCGATCTGCTCAGACAGGGTTTTCATTGTTTTGGCCTCCTTGGGCCTCAGGGAAACGGGTTTCATGGGTTTTCCCGAGACGCCGGGAGTGGCCGCAGCCTTGCCAATGCCGGTCGCGGCGGGCGTGGCTGCGTGTTCCTTCGGCCGATCCTCTGCCTTGGGCGCGATGCCCTTGGCCTCCAGGACCGGACGGTCGATGGACTTGATAGCGGTGATCTGCGCACCGGCATTCGCCGGGACCGAGACGAGCGAAAGCTCCATCACTTCGGTTTCCGTGAACCGAATGCCGCCGGTGCCTTCGATGAATGCGTATTCCAGCGCCCGGAAACCGATGCTCACCGCTCGGACGAGGCCGGCCTTGACCTCACCCCATGCGGTATCGACGCGATCCTTCAGAGGGCCGGGCTCCGTGATCTTCGGCAGACGAGCCTCGAACGTGATTCCGTCCTTCGTCGGCTTGTCGAATTTGACGGTGCCGACCGGCCGATCGTGGTCGTGCTGGTGCAGCAGCGGCATCGGATTGTTGAAGGTGACGCCGAGCGGTTCGATCACATCTCCGACCCTATCCGGAGCGGGAGTTGTCGCCACACCGCGGATCACGCGTTCATCTTCCTCGACGGCTTTAACCGTGAGGATCGAATACATCCGGTCCATGCGGACCTCCTAGAGAGTGAAGAACTGATATTCCGGGTCGATCGCAACCGTCGTCGCACTCGCGGCGCCAACCGCCATGCACAGCGCCACCGCAGCGTCGATCTTGTTTACTGACCGCTCCTTCGCGATCCAATAGTTGCCCCATCGGTCTTCATTCGTGACCGCGGACATCATCGCCGAAAGCAGCACGGGGTTTCGGCGCAGCCTCAGGCGGCCCTCAAGAATGGCGTCCTCAATCTCCCGCACCGATCCTGGCATCCACAGCCCGTCAGGCTCACGCCCGCCAGATTCCGCAGCGGCCTTCATCCTTTCGGTCGGCTTGCCCTTCTTGGTCCCGCCTTGCGGGTGCTCGACAAACTCGACCGAAATCCCCAAGGCCTCGCATTCCGGCTCGAACCCGCGCTTGAAGGCGTATCGGTCATAGGCCAGCATCTGCACATCGAAGTCATGGGCATACTCGGCAACGGCCTGCGCAACGTGGTCGTAGCGAATGCTAGAGCCCTTCGGGGCATGCATATGCCCGTCTCTCACCCAAATGGAGTAGTGCCCTTTGTCTCTGATTTCCCTTGATGCCAGCGTGTCGCCGGGGGTCCACGCCTCAATCCACGCATCAAAAGTCGGCTTGATCACCGTCTGAATCTGCCCGTCGCGTTCCGCTTGGACTTCTATCTCGCCGGTCTTCACTACCGCCGCCAGCGCCGTGATGTCCTTGTTCTGACTAAGGTCCAATCCGAGCCAAATCTTCTTCCCGTGGTGGTCCTTCGGGTCGAAGTCTGCAACCGCAGGCTCAAGCATCGCCCGCGTCATCCAAGCCGTTTCTGCATCCGTCCAGACGCAAAAGTGCAGCCGTAGGATGTTGTTCAGCTTTGCCGGCATGTCGCGAGCCTGCGAAACCACACCGGCCAGATAGTCCTGGGTGATGGTTGTCCCCATCAATGGGTTTGCCTTGACCCAGCACGAAGGATCGCTGAGCGGGTCATCGCCCGCATCCAGCCCGCAAACATAGCTGAACGTCTCGTCTGACCGCCCCCAGGTCTCGCCAAGATAGGACGCGTCGTCGTCGCGCGCATCCCGGTTTCCGGCCGCCACCCTGACCGCGTATTCATGCTCTGCCCAGCACACCGAAGTTCGATCCGAACCGCTGTTCGTAATCATCAGAAGAAGCGGTTGACGGCGGAACTTGAACCCACGCTCGAGGATTTCAATGATACCGGAATCGGGGTGCTCGTGCAGCTCGTCAATCAGCGCAAAATGCGGTCGCGGCCCGGAGCCGGTCTTCTTCGTCTCCCGAGATACCGGGCGGAAGAACGATCCGGACCGAAGGTAGGCTATGTTGAACTCTCGCCCCGGCCCGCCCGACATTTTCAGGCGCTTCTTCAGGTCTGGCGACTTGTCCACCATCTTGACGGCGTCCCGAAACAGGATGCCGGCCTGCTCCTTGGTCGCGCCCGCAGAATAAATCTCCGCGCCGGCTTCCTTATCGACCGTCAGTCCGTAAAGCCCGATCCCGCCAGCAAGAGGGCTTTTCCCATTCCCCTTGCCCTGCTCGATATAGGCCCGGCGGAACCGCCGAACACCGTCCAACTTCTTCCATCCGAACAACGACCCGATGATAAAAGCCTGTGCCGGGTGCGCCCGAAATGGCTGATCTTCGAATTGCCCTTCGCTGAGCCGCAGCTTCCCCTCGAAGAACCGCAGCGCGTAGGCCGCGGCATCAACATCATAGGTCATGTCGTCGCGTTTCAGATCGTCCAGGTGCCGGCGACAGGAATTGCGGACATGAGGACCAGCGACCTCTTCACCAGAAACCACCGACAGCGCATAAGCCGTCGCGCGGTCAATCTCCAAAGAACTCGTCGGGCTCCTTTCCTTCATCCGCCGAAATCCTGTTCCGCTCGTCCGTCAACCCAAGCTCTGACATATAGGCCCGCATCTGCCCGTGCTTCGAAGCGGGGAAGGAAGTAGGCGCGAACCGGAACTCTTGCCATAGTTCACAGAAGGCTATCGCGGCCGCCTCCCGTGACCCATCCAGCCATGACGCCGGGACGATATACCGCTTCCACGCCTTCAACCCCTCGCCCTTCATGCCGACAGGCTGGGTTAACTTCCCGAATGCCGAAACGGCAGCGTCGGCCGTCTCTTTCGCTTTGCCACGACTCCCGTGGCGGGTCACGTTGTGAGCATCCGTGACCAACCGCAGAGCGGCGGGCGTAGGCTTCACACCCCTGGTGGCCATTGGAAACTCCCGAAATCAATTCGCAAATGTGTGAGTTTTAGGGGGGCGTCGGTCTGGCCCGGCTGAGGCTCCACAACTCGTCCCACCCCCCCCGGAGCCATGCGCCATGTGCATGGCTATCCTACGGGATAACCGTCCGCTCCGATCGGCCGATATGCCATCTTGGCCCTTGCGATCGCGTCGGCATCTGGGCCGAGCCGCTTCTCGATGCTATCCGCGACGGCATGACACGATCGACAGGATGCCCTCAGATTCCCCTCGTCCCAGAACAGATCGGGCCGCAGCTCTGCGGGTCTGATGTGGTCCACTGCCGCGCTATCCGGTGCCGTCCTGCCCTCACGGAGCAGGCAGCCGCACATGCGGCAGGTCCACAGGTCACGCTCGAGGATGTGGAGGCGCAGCCTCTGCCATGCTGCGGTGCTGTGCTGTGCTGAAGCCATCGTCGCGCATTCCAGCCGATCACGAACGCAAACGCCCCGGCGGATTTCTCTGCCGGGGCGCATGTCTGCTCTCGCATTATAGCTACGGTAGGCCGGGTTTTGTGTCAAGAGTTTCACTTCCGCGCCTTCCTTTCCGTCACATCGGCCAATGCCAGCAGGGCATCGAGCGTGAACAGCCCGTGCCGGGTCGGTGCGCGATCCTGCCAGATCGGGCGGCCGGTGTTGCGCTCGGCATCGCAGATTGCGGTCCGCTGCTCTGCGCCCAGGTGCCCGAGATAGCCGCGCCAACGCATCCATGCGGCGACGGCATCGCGGTCCCGCTGGTCGGCGGTGCGAATGTCGATGGTGTGGCCGGTGTCGACCTGCATGGCATCGGGGACCATGGACAGGGACGCGCCTTTCGGATCCCCGGTCTGGCCGATGTAGCGGGCGCGATAGGTCCGCTCGGCGGCGCAGAACCCCTGCCAGACGGACCAGAGC